ACAAAGCAATGGATTTAATGAAACAAGTAGTAGATAACTTTACTCGTTTCCATCCTAAACCAGATGAAATATCTTTATCCAACCCAATTGAAGAACCAGAATTTATTAAACCATATTTTGGATTACGTTTATTCCCTGTATGGCATATCGGTTCAAATTATTTACATGAAATTGCAGTTGCTTGGTATAAGTTTTTAATTGATAAAGGTGTTAAGTTTTTATGGAATGTAGAAGTATCTGATATTCTTTTTAAAGAAAATTTAGTATGTTTAAAACATACATCTAAAGAAGATTGGATTTTTTACGATGAATTAATATTCGCAGTAGGCAAATCAGGTATTGATTTTGCTCAACAACTAGCAGATAATTATGAATTACCTAATGAACCTAAATCAGTACAAATTGGAGTACGTTTTGAAGCACCACAAAAATATTTCCAAAAATTAATTGATATTAGTTATGATTTTAAATTATATCAAAAATTTGACAATGTATCATTACGTTCATTTTGTACAAATAATAATGCAGCTTATGTTGCAGTAGAAGAAACATATGGAGATGTTACTTACAATGGTCATGCTAAAAAAGGAGAAGAATTTAGAAACAATATGACTAACTTTGGCATATTAATGGAAATTAAGGGCATTGAAAATCCATTTGAATGGAGTAGGGATGTAGTATCTAAAGTACAAAAACAAGGTACTGGATTATATTATTCACCCAACAACTTTAGAGCACCATCTCAAACATCTGAAGATAATATAGTATCTGCTACGCCAATTAATTGGTTAGATTTAAAAAAAGTAATGCATTCATTTGATGGATATTTTGATCATATCCTTAACTTTATTGACCAAATGAATAAAGTATTTGAATTTGGAGATGATTGGGGTATGTATATTCCTGAAGTAAAATATTTAAGTCCTGAACCATTAGTAAATTATACTAATTTATCTTTAACAGAGTATCCAAATGTATATTTTGTAGGTGATGCTTTATCTGCTCGTGGAATTACTGTAAGTGGAGCGCATGGAATTTATGTTGCTGAATATTTATTGACATAACCCAAACCCCTGCTATTATGGAAGAATACGATGAATATCCAGACTTTATTGAAAGTTTTTAATCTTGTTTTGTTCCATAATATTTATAGATAAACATTACATAATACATGGAAAAATTAATTAAAGTAATTAGAGAATTAGTAATTGAAGAAATGAATAATGTCTCTGAAATGGCTAGACCCGGCCAAGTATACAAAGTTGGAGATAAAAGTAAATTCGAAATATTTAAAGACTTAAATTCTAGTGTTGATGCCAAGTATAAATGGGTAAAAGACATGATGGATATTGTAGGAAAAGCAGGTGATAGTGGTGTTTCATTAGAAAACCTATTAGATACTTTAGCTAGACAATACAAACATAATAAAACATCTCAAGAAGCAAACGTATTTCTTAGTCCATTCCTTAAAGATGGATTAGTAGCAGTTGCTGGAACTACATTTGCTCCTAAAGAAAAACCTGAACCAGGTGGAGCTAAAGGAAGACCTGCAAGTGAAAAAACTTTAATTGCTAAAGCTGTTGATCAAAAATTACAAGCAGACAATAATTACCAAGCAAACGCAGAAGAATTAGAAGCATTAGGAGCTGAATTCATTGAAAAACTTAGAGCACGTGTTAAAGGAACATTGAAGCGTGGTCGTCCTTCAAATCCAGCTAAAGCTAAAGATGGTATGATGAAAGATTTAAAAGGTTTAATGAGTATGGATACTGATTTTGATGGTGAAATTGATGATTTAGATGATGATTTTGAAGATGAAGATTTCTTACAAGAAAATACACTAAATGAATCATTTACTCGAATGCAGAAAATAGCAGGTATAATAAAATAAAATTAAAGAAAGGCTTGGATTACCAAGCCTTCTTTCTTATATTCATCAAAAATAATAAGTTATGCGAATTGGATTCACAGGCACAGTTTCTGTAGGTAAAACTACATTAGTAAACTCATTAAAAGAATTACCTGAATTTAAACACTATAATTTTGCTACAGAACGTAGTAAATATTTACGTGATTTAGGAATACCTTTAAATACAGATAGTACATTAAAAGGACAAACGATATTCCTAGCAGAAAGATGTAGTGAATTAATTCATACAAACATTATAACTGATAGAACTATAATTGATGTGATGGCATTTACACTTAATGCTCAATCAATTAGTACAGTTGATAAACACGAATTTGAACAATATGCTTCTCGTTTTATTGAAGAGTATGATTGGATATTTTATGTTAGTCCTGCTGGAGTAGAAATAGAAGACAACAATGTACGTACTACTGATACTGTTTACCGCACTCAAATTGATCAAACAATTAAACATCTATACTCAGAGCATTTATGGAGAATTAAAAACTTCGGTATTATTGCCGGTTCTAACGAAGATAGACTGAAACAAATAAAATCTTATCTAAACATATAATATTTATAATCAAAACTCTATATAAATGAAACATAAAGACTTATACAATTACATTAAAACTGAAATTATTAACGAATTAATAGAAGGTAAAGCTGAAGATGATGCTGCTACGGCTGCGGCTTTAAAAAATCAACAAGCTCAAATAGCTGCTGCTACTGCTGCCTCTGCGGCTGCTGATGCTGCTAAAAAAGCTGCAGATAAGAAAAAAGCAGAAACTACATCTGATCAAAAACCAGGATTAACAGAAGATGGATTAAATGAGATGGGCCGTAAAGGAAAAGGATATAAACCTGGTGCCAATTTATCAAAAGCAAAACAAGTATACACTGCTAGTAAATTAGCTCAAATATTAGAATTAATAGAAAATGCTGGTGAAGATGGTATTACTGCAAAGGAAATTCAAGCCGCTACTGGTATTAAAAATTTACCTCAACTTTATCCATTATTAGGACAATTAGCAGCTATTGGTGCTATTATTGATCCTAAAGTTACTGCAGGTGTTTCTGAGCCTGGAATTGAAGAACCAGAAACTACAGAACCTGAAATGGCTGATAAAGATGAAGACGAAATTGAAATTGAAAAAGACGAATACGAACAACCAGAAGAGGAAGAAGATATTGAAATCGAAGTAGAACCATCTGCTGCTGATCTTAAAGCTGCTGAAAAAATTACTGGTACTCCTTCAGGTAAGGAAGCAGAAATTAACACAGTAGTATCAAAAATTAAAACTATAGCTGGTAAAATAGAAAACTTAGAAGGTAGTGAATATGATATTAAATTAAAAGCTTTAAAACAATTTGTTGCAAACAACAAAGGTTTACTTAAAGGTGTTGATTTGAATAGTATCACTAATGGATTAATTTCTTAATGAAGTGGTTAAAAGATAATTTTCTCTTTATTGTAATTATTGTATTAGTTATTATAATTTTATTACAAAAATGTGGGGGTAAAAACATAGACACCCCCACTATTATTAATAAAATAGATACTACATATGTTACTGTTAATAAAGAAATTCCAACATATATTCCTAAGTGGAAAATTAGAGTAGAACATGATTTTATTCATGATACTATTACTAAAATAGACACAGCATATGTTTTGGGAGATTATTATTCAACTTATGTTTACCAAGATTCATTAATAACTGATACTTTAAAACTTCACATTAATGATTCTATCTCAAAAAATAAAATTAAATCAAGAAATATAAAATATCAATTAACATACCCTGTAATAACTGTTACTAATACTATTATAGAAAAAAAACACGAACTGTATTATGGGTTAGGTTTAGCAGGTGGTAAAGAAGGTTTAAATGGTTTTGGTCCTGAATTACTATTAAGAACCAAAAATAAATCAGCTTATGGTTTAGGAGTTGGAATAAATAGAAACTTCCAACCAATAATAAGCTTTAAAATGTATTGGAAAATAGGAAAAAAATAAATGTCTCAAGATCTCAAACAAATAATAAGAGAAGAATACATCAAATGTGCTCAAGACCCAGCACATTTTATGAAAAAATATTGCCACATTCAACATCCAACTCGTGGTAGAATTATCTTTAATTTATATCCATTTCAAGGTAAAGTATTAAATTTATGGAGAGATAATCCATATTCTGTAGTACTTAAATCACGCCAATTAGGTATATCAACTTTAGCAGCAGGTTATTCTTTATGGTTAATGTTATTTCATAAAGACAAAAACGTGTTATGTATAGCAACCAAAGTAGACACAGCTAAAAACATGGTTACTAAGGTAAGATTTATGTATGATAATCTTCCTTCATGGCTTAAAGGATCTAAACCATTAGAAGACAATAAATTATCTTTTAAATTACCAAATGGTTCTCAAATCAAAGCAGTATCAGCAGCTGGTGACTCAGGTCGATCAGAAGCCGTTTCTTTACTAGTAATAGATGAAGCCGCATTTATTGAAAATATAGGTGAAATATGGGCATCAGCTCAACAAACCCTAGCTACTGGTGGTGGTGCAATTGTATTGTCTACACCTTATGGTACTGGTAATTGGTTTCACCAAACATGGGTAAGAGCAGAAGCTCAAGAAAGTGATTTCCTCCCAATTAAATTACCTTGGTATGTTCATCCTGAAAGAGATGAAGCATGGAGAAAAAAACAAGACGATTTATTACAAGATCCTAGACTAGCAGCCCAAGAATGTGACTGTGACTTTAGCACATCTGGAGATATAGTTTACTACCCAGAACACCTAGAATATTATTCAACTACTCACGTAGTAGAACCTATGGAGAGAAGAGGTGTAGATAAAAATTTATGGATTTGGGAATCACCTGATTATACTAGAAATTATATGGTTGTGGCGGACGTAGCTAGAGGAGATGGAAAAGATTACTCAACATTTCATGTATTTGATTTAGAAACAAATGCTCAAGTAGCTGAATATAAAAGTCAATTACCTCCAAAAGAATTTGGTTATTTACTTTGTGGTATAGCTACTGAATATAATGAAGCATTACTTGTAGTTGAAAATGCAAATATAGGTTGGTCAACACTTGATTCTATATTAGAAAGAGGATATAGAAATCTTTATTATTCACCTAAAAGTGACAATATAACTTCTGATTCGTACCTTAGTAAATATGATGATATATCAAAAATGACCCCTGGTTTTACTATGTCACTAAGGACTCGTCCATTAGTAGTAAATAAAGGAAGAGAATATTTTGGAGATCACAGTGTTATTATTCGCTCAAAACGTTTAATTGAAGAAATGAAAGTATTTGTTTGGAAAAATGGTAGAGCAGAAGCACAATCAGGATATAATGATGATTTAGTTATGTCATTTAGTACTGGAATGTATGTTAGAGATACAGCATTGAAATATAGACAACAAGGAATAGAATTAACAAAAGCAACTTTAAACAATATACAAAAACCATCTCAATACCAGGGAGCTTATTTTTCATCGGGAACGGATAATCCATATTCAATGAAAACACCTGATGGAAATGAAGATATTAGATGGTTACTATAAAAAAATAAAATAAAATGGCAGATACAAGTATATTTACTCGATTAAAACGATTATTCTCAACTGATGTTATAATTCGTAATGAAGGTGGAAACCAACTTAAAATTATGGATACTGATTCTATCCAAAAAAGTGGTGAATACCAAACTAACTCTGTAGCAGATAGATATAATAGAATATATTCTACAAACGCTACATCTCTCTATGGTCAACAATTAAATGTTAACTACCAATACTTAAGAGCACAATTATACTCAGACTATGACGTAATGGATACTGATGCTATCATAGCTTCGGCTTTAGATATCATTTCAGATGAATGTTCATTAAAAAATGAAATGGGTGAAGTACTCCAAATCCGTAGCTCAGATGAAGATGTACAAAAAATTCTTTATAATTTATTTTATGATGTTTTAAACATAGAATTTAATTTATGGTCTTGGACTAGACAAATGTGTAAATATGGAGATTTTTTCTTGAAGTTAGAAATTGCTGAAAAATTTGGTGTATATAATGTTATACCTTACACAGCATATCATATTATGCGTCAAGAAAATTATGATCCACAAAACCCAACATCAATAAGATATAGATTTAGTCCTGATGGATATGTTGGTGGCACCGGTGGATATACTGTTCCAAATCAAAAACAAGATGATACAAGCGGGATATATTTTGATAATTACGAAATGGCCCACTTCCGTTTATTAACTGATGTTAACTATTTACCTTATGGTCGTTCATATTTAGAACCTGCTCGTAAATTATTTAAACAATATGTGTTAATGGAAGATGCTATGTTAATTCATAGAATATCTCGTGCTCCAGAAAAACGTATTTTTTATATAAATGTTGGTTCTATTCCTCCAAATGAAGTGGAAAATTTCATGAAGAAAACAATTACAACAATGAAAAAAACGCCTTACATTGACCAAAATACAGGTGAATATAATTTAAAATACAACATGCAAAACATGTTAGAAGATTTCTATATTCCTGTTCGTGGTAATGATAGTGCTACTAAAATTGAAACTACTAAAGGTTTAGAATACAATGGTATTGAAGACGTAAATTATTTAAGAGATAAATTATTTGCTGCTTTAAAAGTGCCAAAAGCATTTATGGGTTACGAAAAAGATTTAACTGGTAAAGCAACATTAGCAGCTGAAGATATTCGTTTTGCTCGTACAATTGATAGAATTCAACGTATATTGTTATCTGAATTGTATAAAATAGCTTTAGTACATTTATATGTTCAAGGATATAAAGGTGAAACATTAACTAATTTTGAATTATCATTAACTACTCCATCTATCATTTATGATCAAGAAAGAATAGCACTAATGAAAGAAAAAGTTGATTTAGCTAAAAATATAATGGAAGCCCAATTATTACCTACAGATTGGATTTACCATAATATATTCCACTTTAGTGAAGATCAATATGATGAATATAGAGATTTAATTTTACAAGATGCTAAACGTAAATTCAGATTAGGTCAAGTAACTGAAGAAGGAAATGATCCATTAGAAACCGGTAAATCATATGGTACACCACACGATCTAGCAGCATTATACGGTAAAGGACGTATGGTTTCTGATCCTGGAAATGTACCAGCTGGATACAATAAAGATATAGAGTTGGGTCGTCCTGAAGAAAAAGTAACCAATATTAATACTCAACAAAATGCTTTTGGAAAAGATAGATTAGGTAAAAAAAGTATGAAGGTAGATGATCAACCGGATTTCAATAGCAGATCGTTAAATGAAAATACTTATTTAAAAAATAAACAATTTGTTGATGAAATTGGAAAAAAATTAGTATTTCAAACAGATAAGGCAAAAGAATCGTTACTTAACGAAAATCAATTGCGAGATTAATCTATTTTTATATATTTATAAATAAAACCACAATCTAGAGATGTTAGTAAAACATTCAAAATTTAAGAACACGGGTATCCTTTTTGAACTTTTAGTTAGACAGATAACCACAGATACTTTATCTAATAAAGAATCTCAATCCCTTAATATTTTAAAAAAATATTTTAGTAAAACTGAATTAGGACGTGAATACAAGTTGTATGAAAGCTTACTTAAACGTACCAACTTAACTGAAGGTAAAGCAGATATCATTATCAATACAGTTCTAGAAAGTGCTAAACAATTAAACAAATCTGCACTTAAAAGACAAAAATATAATTTAATTAAAGAAATTAAAACTAAATATAATTTAGAAGAATTCTTTAAAACTAAATTACCTCATTACAAAGCTCAAGCAGCTATATATACACTAATCGAATCAACTGAAAATAGATTAGTACCTACTGAACAAATAATTACTAATAAATTAGTTATATTAGAGCATTTAACTTCTACTACTACTAAAAAAGAAAATAAATCTGATGAAGTAATTAATGAGTTAAATAATGTAGATAAAGATACTCGTATATTAACTTATAAAATATTATTAGAAAAATTTAATTCAAAATACGCTAATTTTAGTATTACTAAAAAAGCTATATTAAAAGAATTTATTAATAGTGTAGATAACCCAGTTAAATTAAAAGAATTTTATAATATTAAAGTAAGTGAATTAAAAAATGAACTTAATATTCTAAATAAAAAAACCAAAAACGATGTTACTAAAATTAAACTAAATGAAACAATAAACATTTTAGTTGGATTAGGTAAAAAAGATAAGATCAACAATGATCATATAGTTAATTTATTACAGTATTGTGATTTATTAGAAGAATTAAAACAAATAAATGGAAGATAAGGATAAAGAAGAAATTCAAGGATTTAAAACTAAATTAACAGGTGTAGATCCTGAGACAGGTAAAATGTCTTGGGATGTTTCTTATCAACCTGACTATGAAGTAACTTTTAAGGCTTTTAAAGATCTTTTTAAAAAATATAAAAAATTCTCTGAACATCCTGAAGTTAGAAAAGATCAAAAATTTCTTGAATTATATAAAGGAATAAACTATCTATACAATCAATTTAGAACCCATTTACGTACTAATTACCCTAAAAAATATAACCAGTTAAAATCTTTAGATGAAAATCAAATTAAAGATCTTATTCATGCTAAATTAAAGGAAATGAGTGCTACAGGAGCTGGTGCAGGTGCAGGACATTTTGAACCGGGTACTGGTGCTAATTACGCTACACCCAACGCATTTAATCCAAATAAAAAAGCTAAAGGTGCTCAAAACATTTATTACTATAAATTAGGTTGGAAACCAGTAAACGCTAAAGCATTACATGCTAAAGCTAAAGGTATTGAACATAAAGATTTATGGAAAGAAAATATAGAAAAAGAAACTTGGATTAATTTTATTGGCGACCCAAAACTAAAAGAAAAGGTTGAACAAGAAGTTAAATACTATGATGAAATAGAAAGTAAATTAAATACTTTATTACCATTATTAAAAAAAATAAAAGCTGAAACCATTCAAACTCTCCAAGACAATCCACAATCAGCATACAGCCCTGAATATGGTGCGGATATGGCCGTAGAATATTTAAATGATATAATAACTTTATTTTCAAAAAAATCAAGAATAAAATAACATGACACTACAAGAACATTATAACGCAATTAAAAATGGTAAAGGAAATAAAGACCAATTTTTAAAACAAGCTAGACAATTATTTCCACAGTACTTGAATCAATATTCTGATTTCAATACTGCTACAAATGTATTAAAATCAAAACAAATCATTAGTGAAAATATTGCTGGTGGTGTTGTTACTAAAGGCTTTGATATATTTGATTGGAAAAAGATTTTAGCTGAAGAAGCAAAAGCTGAAGAAAAAGAAACATCTAAAGAAGTTAAAGATGCTCAAAAGTATGCCTACGATAATACAGACATGAAAAACGCTGATAACATTAATTTTAATGAAATCATGAAAGGTTTTTATGCTGAATTAAAAGACCCAAAAAACCACGATAAAACAAGTGAAGAAATTAAAGCTATGGTTGTTAAAAACTTAGCTAAAGATCCTTTATTTTATACTAAAGATGGTGAATTTGGAGTTAAAGGTGTAGGATATACAACTGAAGCTCCAGGTTTAGGTACACCTAAAGAACCAAAAGGAAAACACAAATCTTCAGGATATGGTGATATTGAAAAAGAAGTAAAAGTAAAAGCAAACGTTCAAGACTCATTAGGTGATAAAGAAGCAAAAACTTCTGATCCTAAAAAAGTTAAAGAAATGACTACAACACCTCAAAACTCTGCTGGTGTTAAAAAAATGAAAATGCCTGGCGCTGAAAAAAAAATTAAATTGAAAGAATCAATTGATGAAATAGGAATGTTTCATGATCCTATGGGATATTCAAGTTCTAAAGATAGTGAAGATAAACAAGCAGTAAAAGATGTTTTAGATCTTATTGCTAATGGAACAAGTGAAGAAGAAGCTATTGAACAAACAGCAGAAAAATATGGTTTATATTCTAGTTATTTAACAAAGAAATATAATTTTCTTAAAGATAAATTAGAAGAAGCAATGGTTCAAGGACCTATTGTAAATCCTAAAGGTGGTGGAGGAGGAAAACAAAAAGCTCCAAGAGCAGTATTTTTATCTAAAGAAGTAGTTGATCAAATAAATGATAAATTCCCAGGCAGTATTAAATTATTATCTAAAGGTAAAGAAGCTTCAATGTTTATTTCTCAATTATTTGCTATTGCATTAGGTGCGCTTTCTAGAGGTAGATATTCACCTGACACAGAACGTAAAAAACCTGAATTAGCTAAATTTGTTGCTGATGTAATTCCTACATTAATTAGAGGAAAAATTAAAAAGGAATTAGTTGCTAAACCAACAGATATAGCAGGAAGCCAAATGCATTATGTAAAATTAAAATTAGTTCCTAAAAACGACGGAACTGGATATTGGATTCCATTAATGGGAGAATTTGATCCTTTAATGACAGAAGCAGAACAAAAATTGCGTTCTATAATTTCTCAAATTATTAAAGAAAGTGAAGAAAGTGAAGAAGACGATGATTTATTTAATACTAGAGAAGAAGCAGAAGAATTAGCAATGGATTTATCTCGTTTTAAGAAAAACGAAATTTATTATGTTGAAGAAGAAAATGGTAAATATAAAGCTGTAGAAAGTATGTATGACGAACCACCAAGAGGTGTATATTTTCAAAATGGAAATAGAAAAGGAGGCTCATACATGCCATCACCAGGAAATGACCCAGAAAATGTAGATGAATCTAAATTAGTTTCTTTGATTAGAACAATGGTTAGAGAATCATTAAATGAAGGTGCCAATGATTGGGATACATTATTTAATTGGTTAAAACAATTTTCAACTGATAAAGGAGAGTTTTTATCAAAAAACAACATATCTTCAGGAATATTTTTAGAAAAAAAATTAACATCTGGAGAAGTAAAAGTTGAAGATTTAGATAAAATAGCTAAAAAAGACGGTACAGTTTTCTCTAAACTACCAGTATATAACAGAATTAAATAATATGAAATCTCTATTAATAGAAACTCATCAATTTAATTTATCACCAGTGGCACTTACCGAAAGTAAAAGTGCAAATGGTAATCCATTAGTTGAAGGTCCATTAGCTACTGTTGAAATTAAAAATGGCAACGGAAGATATTACTCAAAAGATTTATGGGAACGTGAAATAAATAAATACATGACTCTAGTTAAAGAAAGAAGAGCATGCGGTGAATTAGACCACCCAGACTCTCAAGTAATTAACTTAAAAAATGTATCCCATAACATTGCTAAAATTTGGTGGGATGGAGATAATATTATGGGAGCAATTGAAATATTACCTACACCATCAGGAAACATATTAAAAGCACTTATTGGTGCTGGAATTAAAGTTGGTGTATCATCTCGTGGAATGGGTAGTTTAAAGCAAGTAGGTGAAGTACTAGAAGTACAAGACGATTTTGAATTATTGTGTTGGGATTTTGTTTCTACACCTTCAAATCCAAATTCATTTATGTCTTCATTACATGAAGGAAAAACAACATCCATTAATCCATACAATAAAGTAAATTCAATTATTACAGAGATTCTTTGTTCAAATGGGTCTTGTCCAATATTTTAATATATTTATAAACAAAAATACAAATGAAAAAATTAATAAACGAAGAATTTAAAAGAATGCAGCTATTAGCTGGATTAATTACTGAAAATTTAACTGAGGCAGCAGACGTTACTCCTGAAGCAAACAAAATTAAAGCATATTTGGATAATCAACGCATGCGTGGAGAAATGGGTAATGGGTTACCTTCAGATAAAGTATTAGATCAAGAAGTAGACTATATAATTAGTTTAGAAAAACTAGCTTGGGGAATAGGAGCATATGTCTATTTAAAAAATGACGAAAAAGGACAAAAACTTGCTAAAGAAATTCAAAAAAGTTATGGAGGTGATTATTCTCAAAGTTTTAATCAAGGTAAAGTAGTAGGAGTTACTAATATAGGATATAAAAAACAAGAACCAACATCTGAATCAACTGATATTGAAAAATCAGTAAACGAAGCATTAAAAAAATTTCGTAAAATGAATGAGGAAAAAGTAGATGAATTATTTGGATTAGGTGCTAAAATAATAGTAAAAGATAAACATACCGGAGCAGATGTTAAAGTTGGAACTGGAGACTATGTAATCTATGATAGGGGAGGAGATAATGAAGGTACATATAAAATTACAAAAATACTAAGTAATGGTAGCGTAACTTTAGATAAAGCACCACAAGATTACCAAAGTAGATCATTAGATAAATTAAAAGATTTTTCTGGTATGCAAGTATCACCATCATCATTAAAATATTACGGTAAAAAATAACCCCCTCTATATAATATATTTAGACCAAAGCGTTCCCTTAAAAAAGGAGCGCTTTTACTTTTTCTGCGTTTTTGATATATTTGCATATATGTATATTAGAATGTGCCCAATTCTATGAGGCATAACAATTAATAAATTTTATTACGTTTGAATTTAAATTCGCACTAAACGTATTTCCAACAAAAACAAATTAAGGAAAAAATGGCAACAAACAGAGATTTGCTTAAAGAAGCAATCGCAGATGCTAAAGCTGTAAAAGAAACTGCTATAGCAAATGCAAAAGCCGCTTTGGAAGAAGCATTTACTCCTTTTCTTAAAGAAAAACTCGCCCAAAAAATAAACGAAATGGATGGGTTAGAAGAAGAAGAAACGGATGAAATGTATAAAACCGGAATGGAAGAAGAAAAATCAATGGATAAAAATGAAAGCGTTGAAGAAGTTTCTTTAGAAGAACTTTTGGCTGAATTAGAAGAAGGTGAAGACATGAATAAAAACTCTATGGAAGAAACTGAAATCAGTGAAGCTAAAGAAGAAGAAAAAGAAGAAGAAATGTCTATTGAAGACATGGACGAAGACGATTTAAAATCATTCATTGAAGATGTAATTAAAGACATGGTTAGCGCAGGGGAACTTGAGGCTGGCGAAGGTGAAGAAGAAGAAGAAGAGGAAGAAATGGAAATGGAACCTGAAGAAAGTGAAGAAGAAGAAGAGGAAGAAGAAGTTAACATTGATGAACTTTTAGCTGAATTAGAAGAAACTGAAAAAGAAGAAACTAATGAAGAAAAAGAAGAAACTAATGAAGAAAAAGAAGAAACTAACGAAGAATTAGAAGAAGCTTATTCAACTATCGAATCACTTAAATCAGAGTTAAATGAAATCAATTTACTAAATGCTAAATTGCTTTACACTAACAAAATCTTCCGTAACAAATCTTTAACTGAATCACAAAAAATAAAAGTTTTAACTGCGTTTGACAAAGCAACAACTAAAAAAGAAGTTGAATTAGTTTATGAAACTTTACAAGAAGGATTAAAAGTATCTACTGTTACTAAATCCCCAATTAAAGAATCATTAGGATCTGCTTCTAAAGCTTTAGGTAGTGCTACTGCTAAACCAATAATTGAAAATGATGCATTCGCTCGTATGCGCGAATTAGCTGGGTTAAAAATTAAATAAATTAATAATTAAAAACAAAAAACAAAAAAATGAGTTCAATTCAATCATTATTAGAATCAGCTAATCCCTGGAAGTCACTTCAAAGTGATGCTTCTAAATTAGCAAACAAGTGGGCTAAAACAGGCTTACTTGAAGGTTTGAGTGAAACAGACAAAAATAACATGTCTATTTTATTAGAAAACCAAGCAAAACAATTAGTAGTAGAATCTAGCGCAACTGGTGCTGGTACTTCAGCTGGTACATTTACTGTAGGCCAATCAGAAAACTGGGCTGGTATCGCTTTACCTTTAATCCGTAAAGTATTTGGTTCAATCGCTGCAAAAGAATTTGTTAGCGTTCAACCAATGAACTTACCTTCAGGTCTAGTATTTTTCTTAGATTTCCAATATGGAACTGATAAAAATCCATTCACTTCTGGTAACTCACTTTATGGTGCTCGTAATGCAACTGGTCAATTCCCATACCAAACAACTAGTACAACTGGTGGTTTATATGGTGCTGGTCGTTTTACCTTCTCTACAAACCAATTCTCTAGTTCAGTTATCGGATTAATTTCTGGTTCTACTGCTACTCCAGCTAATGCTAGTACTGGTAGTATTACAACTGCTACTTGGGCTGAAGTTAACTTCGATTCAGATTTATCAGCTTCTGCTGCAGCTGGTAGAGTTTTAAAAGCAACAATTACCGCTTCAGCTTTACCTAATTACGATTTAGAAGCAGTTCGTGGATTTACATTAGTATCAGGTTCAGCTACAACTGAAACAGGTGTATCTGTAGCTACTGTAGCTAACTCTTTACCTGCATTTACCCTTTTAGATTACACTAACCAACGTATCTCTTTCTTCTTTACTTCATCTGCTGGTACAGCTATAGCATCTACTGGTTCTTATACAGCATACTATAACAAACAAACAAATGATAATGCTCGTGGTGATTTCGAAGATACATCTGCTTCTTCATTTGCTGGTTCTTCTGTACCTAACGCTGAAAGCGCTTCTACAATTGTTATTCCAGAAATCAACATCAAAATGCAATCTCAAGCTATTACTGCTAAAACTAAAAAGTTAAAAGCTGTATGGACTCCTGAGTTCGCACAAGATTTAAATGCTTACCAGAACATTGATGCTGAAGCTGAATTAACAAACATTATGAGTGAGTATATTTCAATGGAAATTGATTTAGAAATCTTAGATATGTTAATTGAAGATGCTGCTGCTGCAACTGAATACTGGACAGTATTAAACAATGGTGTTTATAACCCAACTAACGCTAATGGATTTGATTTCCCAACTTCAACTAGCCAAACTGGTTTCTTCAACACTCAAGGTCAATGGTTTGCTACTTTAGGTACTAAAATGCAAAAAGTAAGTAACAAAATTCACCAATTGACTTTAAGAGGTGGTGCAAATTTCTTAGTATGTTCTCCAACTGTTGCTACAGTTTTAGAATCAATCCCAGGATTTTCTTCTAACTCTAATGGTGATGCTGCTAACATGGAATACGCAATGGGCGTAATGAAAGTTGGTCAAATCAACAACCGTTACACAGTTTATAAGAACCCTTATATGACTGAAAACGTGATTTTGATGGGTTTCAGAGGTAAACAATTCCTAGAATCAGGTGCTGTTTTCGCTCCATATATTCCATTAATCATGACTCCTCTAGTGTACGATCCAAATACCTTCACTCCACGTAAAGGTTTAATGACTCGTTACGCGAAGAAAATGTTAAGACCAGAATTTTATGGAAAAATTTATGTATCAGGTTTAAACAGCTTGTAATCATAAATTTAATAATTTCTAAAGATAGCCGAGCCTGTACTT